GTCCTTTTATTCTCAAAGAGGTGCAAGATAGTTTAACAATAGAAACACCTAAAGGGTCTTTTACAACCAGTTTTGGTATTGTAGGTACTAACCAACTGACAACCGACCAAATAATACGATATATTTTAAAGAAAGGGTTTGACATAGGACTAGCAATAAATTCAAATGGTTATCTTGAATTTGGGGATGTTTCTACTGTTGGTCCTGATTCTTATGTTCGTATAGCGGGTAGTGCGGCAACAGCTTTGGGTTTCGGGGAACAAGATTGTGGAACAAATGGAGTTCCTAGAAGTGCTACTGGAAAAAACTTGTATCCTGGTTGGCTACTTTATACTCCACCGGGTCAAATAACCGCAAAGTTCCCTCGTTTTGTACTTCCAGTTAAAACCAATCCTATTTTCAAATTGACTTACGCAACTTCGGTTAATAGATGCCTACGTTGCCAAGCCACCTATGTTGAAAATGATTATCGTTTTGACCCATCAGGATTAGCACTTATGGTAGAAAATGAAAACTTGTTGTATCAAGCTGCTTTGAAGATACTACTAACTGAAAAAGGAAGTAATATCTTTCATCCGTGGTATGGTTCTACTATTACTACTAGGATTGGGTCAAAAGCATTGTCTGGTGTTGCATCACTATTAAACGAAGATGTTAGACAGGCTCTTATCAGGTTCCAGAAACTTCAAGAAGGGCAAGCCAAGTATCAAACCGTAACTTTCAAAGAACGCCTTTATACTATCTTGAACGTTAATGTGTATCCACATGCACAAGACCCGACAACTTATATGATTGATGTTACGGTTCAAAATGCTTCGGCAGAGCCAATAGAATTGACAATCGTATTTACAGTCCCAAGCGTAGTGGCACTTATGGGGAGCAACGGATTGACTTTGGGCACAGAGAAGGCAGGGATAACTACGATAAACATTCCTAACTCACCGATAGCAATGTTGAATAATCCAACGGGGTAACATAAGATGGCAACAGCACCACAATTTTTAGCACCAGACGGACAATTATACAGCAACTATATATTCACTACGAATATAGCCGCTAGATCTTTTACAGGAACAATGAGTGCAGATACTGTTGATATGCAAGTATCTGTAAGGGGTAGCGGTTTTACTTCTGACCCTGATATGATAATCTTTGAGGGAACAACTTTTACTATTCCAAACCCTGCGGCTTATCCTGCCGGATTACAACTTTTCCCTGGTAATAACATAATAGAAGTCAAAGCAACACTAACAAGTGGGGCTGTTACTAATTCTGCTCTTACCAATGCTATTTTGTCATTAGAAACAGACATCAGGACAGATATAAATCCTCCTACGGGTATTTATGCTGAAAGATATGACCAGAAGGTTAAAATAATTGTAGATGAAGTAGATAGTTCGTATGTTATCGGCTATAATTTTTATGCTTCTATCTCCCCTGGTGGTGGAGCAACAGGTTACAGTAAAATAAATCCAACTGCAATTAGTTCAGGAAATATGGTTGAAATAACTGCTTCTTTAGGTTCTTTGTCAGTTGATGCAAACATTGTTAAAAATGCTAACGGGGGTCCTGTTTCAACACCTTACTACCTACAATTCCGAGAAGACCAAGTTACTAATATAGGCACCGTCACCCAAACAGATTTGAATCAACTTTTCGATGTTCCCCAAGATGTAGATAAAGTCAGAACCAATATAAGTGTTGATTCTGTAGCACAATTACAGCAGTTTTCTTTTATACACGATAGACGTTCTACTTTTAATTCAAGTGTTAATCCTGCAATTCCAAATTCCGAGTTTTTAGCAATACCTACAACTGACCCTCTTTACTATGTTGCAACTGCAATTTATCTAATAGACAATCAAGAGTTTGAATCTTACTTCTCACCAGAAGTGGCAGTTGCCCCACTAATAGTAACTCCCGCTATTAGAAATATTCCTGTGGTTTCCCGTGACCAGATAGCACAGGATATGTCACTTGCTATTTACAGGTCACATCCAGAAGTAGATTTGAAACCAGGTTCAGTAATTAGGGATACTGTTATTGACCCCTTTGCTACAGAAGCAGAACGTATTCGTTTCTTGATCAGTTTTATGCAATCTGCACAAAGTTTTACAACACTTCTTGCCATAGACGACCCAAGTTATACGGGTATTTCTATCCCTGTTGCACAATCACCCTACAAGATAGCACTTAAACAAGCTTTGTTTTTGAAAAATGACACTGATGTACAGAATCTCATAGACAATATCTTTGACCAACTTGCGGCAACTAGAGGCACTACAAGAGAACCCGGTTTCAGGGCTAGGGGTGAAGTAACCGCTTATATGACAACCAAGCCTAATTCTCCTCGTTTTATTTCAATAGGCACTCAAGTTTTGGGTGGAAGTATGTCTTTCCGTACTACTTCTTCTGCCACCATTACAGCTACAGGTGGAAGCACCATTTATAATCCTGTTACAGGTCGTTATTCTGCTACCCTTTATATTGAAGCAGATGAAGCAGGTTTGGCTGGTAATTTAGCCGAAGGTCAAATCACTAATATCGTAAATGGACCACCTGGTATTCAAATTGTTAATGAAGCAAGAACTTTTGGGGGAACTGACCTAGAAAGCAATCTAGCATTGGCAACAAGAGCAGATGGTATTTTATCATCTGTAGATTCAGGCACTTATAGGGGTTATGTTCAAAATACAAATGAAGTAGCAGGTGTAAAACAAACTTATGTTGTTGAAGCCGGAAATCCTCTTATGCAAAGAGATTTGAATCCTGATACGGGTAAACATACCGGAGGCAAAGTTGATATTTGGATAAGAGGGGATAACACAGCAACATTAGAAGATACGTTTGCTTTTTCTTTTGAAATTGTGAAGAACGGGCAATTCGAACCCGTTGGGGCACCAAGTCAACTTCAATTTAAAGCCATAAATGCGAACATTACAGACAACAACCCGATAATCGAAATGCTCAACTATCCATCTTGGGGGTGGGATTTTAAAGATACAACCACAGGACATACTTTTAATTTGACTAATGTGAGAATAATTCCACCTGACACAATACAACTTGATGCAACTCTTAATGACCCTGCACAAATTCACTATTATGATTTATATGTTGGGTCTTATAGATTCCGTACAAGCAATAAGTATGTGTTCAATAGACAACCAGCTAACAGTATTCTTTCTTTAACTGGAACAGTAACTGGAACACTTCCATCAAGTCTTTATAATCTCTATCAAGGTAGTTTGCCACTTGAATTAGGAAGGTCTGTCGAATCTGGTAACTATGTTCAGATAACACAACCATTAGGGTCTAGTTATACTATTCCATCCAGCACTCCGATAACAGTTACGGGTGAAGAACACGTTTTCTTATTCCAAACAGAATACTTGAATAATCTTGGAGCAAATCCTTTAACTGTTAATGTTTGGGATAGAACACGCACAATACAATATAATGGTCCTTATACGCCAACATCATTAGTAACCCCCACCAATCCTATTGATTTCACTTTTGTAGATGAACACGGAGAATATCCACTTGGATTAAAACTAACCGCAGATACTCGTATTGTTGAAGGGGAGTATCTTGTCGTGAATTATTCCTACGATGAGAATTTTGTTGTTGAATACACAGTAAACTCTCTTGTATCGGTAGTACAAGAAAATATAGAAAACACACGAAACATAACTGCTGATGTTCTTGCAAAAGAAGGCATTGAATTTGGGGTTGATATATCAGCTACAATTGCTATTTACGGTAACTATGCTGTATCAACGGTAGATAGTAATGTCAGAACAAATCTGAACAGGCTATTCAGTTCTTATGTGTTGGGTCAGCCTATTAGACAATCAGATATTATTGAAGCAATAGATGCAACCGAAGGTGTATCTTATGTTGTAGTGCCTTTGACAAAAATGGCAGTTGCCGATGGTGCTTTAATACCACAGGAAACTATAACCACAGACCAAACAACAGATTATTTCAAAGTAACAGATTGGTCTGATACTTCCACCTATTCGGATGTTTACTTATTATTAGAGCAATTATCTTGCGGAACTTTGAATAGTGGTGGTTATGTTTACGACCCCCGTGGAGTTTTCTACAATGAAAATTTATTGACAAATTTAGATACTATGCCGGATGCTTATGGAGTGCCATTAGTAAATGCTCCTTATATAACATTTATAATTGGTAATGGAGGTATGATAATTCCTGGTTATAGTGATGACACTACATTAAAAACCAAGTATCCTTTTGCAACAGATAGAGAGATTGTTGATAAACGAATTGAAATAACTTCACGCAGAGTGCTTGTATCATTACCTAAAAAT